AAGATTAGGTTGGTAACTCATGGCTAGTACATTCCCTACATCACTGGACACTTTCACAAACCCGACGGCTACGAGTTTGTTGACTTCGCCGTCTCATGCTCAGCAGCACGCCGACATTAACGATGCGGTCGAGGCGTTGGAGGCGAAGGTCGCTATCGGTAATACGGTCCTAGGAACTTATACGGCCTATACGCCGACTTTCTCCGCTTTTACTTTGGGTAACGGGACTGTGACTGCCAAATATTGTCAAGTGAACGATTTCGTTCATGTTATCGGTTCCGTTGTTTTAGGTTCTACCAGTTCCATTACTGGCAACTTGGGGATTGGCATGAATTTCACTGTTGATGCAATTTATTTAGTTGCACCTGTTTGGACTGTGGAAATAGGAACGGCAAGTTTGTGGGACGTTTCAGCATCAGGAATATATAACGGGACAGTCCAAGCCGCTAACAATGCGGGAATCATGCAAATATTTGCACAAGCATCAAACGGCCCAACTGTGACCCGTACGTTAGTTAACGCTACAAGTCCGTTCACTTGGGCGACTGGCGACATTATTACTTGGAATGTTTACTATAAGAAGGCATGACATGAACTTATTAGCAGACCACGAAACCACAGCACCCGACGAATGGCTCATAGAGCGTATGCGCTTACGCCGCGACGCGCTGTTAGTCAAATCCGATTGGGCGATGATTGCAGACACACCAACCGACAAAACGGCATGGGCGACCTACCGTCAAGCCCTACGGGACTTCCCCGCCACATGGACACCAGCACCAACCGTCACATTCCCTGAAAGGCCCTAACCATGGCGATTTCACCTAACGACAACTTCACTGCAGGGCAAGTCCTGACCGCCACCGAATGTAACCAGTTTCCCCGTGGTGTCATGGCTTACGCCGAATCAACCGCCGACTACACGTTGACCACAAGCGATGTCATCGCCACTGGTATGACTGTCACTTTTACGGCAGTCGCCAACCGCTACTACCGAATCACCTACTACGAACCACAAGTCCAAACACCATCGGCAGTATCAGGTTTTACAAACCTGTCAATCAAAGACACAAACGCCGCAGGAGCCACACTGTCATACGGTCGCCTCCAGACTTCCGCAGCTCTCATGATGATAGGCAATGTTTGCGTCATAGATGTCCGTACTTTCGGCTTTTCAGGCTCTAAAACGATGGTTGGCACTGCTTCAGTGAATGTGACTACAGGCGCACCAACACTCCAACGCGACGCAACTTTCCCTGCTTTCATGCTTGTTGAAGACATCGGGCCGTCATGACTTTCAACCCCAGTAAAGCCCTCATTGCGTTAGTCGGCCTTGTGTGCATCACTGTCCTTTTGTCAATCGGCAAACTCCAAACATCCGAAGGTGTCCCGATCATCACGATGATTATCGGATACAGCGTAGGAAACGGAATGGCCGCACTTACCAACAAACCAGTAGAACCAATCATCCGAAAGAAGGACCCAAAATGATTGCGTCAACCATTACCGTGACAACAAGCCCCACCCTAATAATTGGTGAAACCGCCAACGCGACCCGCACCATCTACTTGGAACCAGTCGGCAACGATGTCCACATAGGCGGATCGGCAGTAACTACCACCACAGGGCTGGTAACCAAAAAAGACGTTATAACGATGATGATCTTGCCACCCCAAAACGGCCTATGGGCAGTCACCGCCACAGGGACAGTCACCCTTCGACTGTTGCAACCTGAAGGCGATTTCTAATGACCACATACCCGGTACTACCGATCATCAAACCGACCGACCTTAAAGGTCAAAAGAACGGTTACGTTGTTTCGGCAGTTTTGCGGACTATCCAAAAGCCGTCAGGGCAACTAGAGAAACACGCCGCGACCGCATGGAATTGTTTACAACTCGCCGCTTACTTCAATGCATTAACTCTCAATCAGGTCGGCGCATACCGTAACTATGCTCAGCAGCTCGCGTTGTTTAACGCTAGATATTCGACTACCGACATGGGTCGCAAGCCTCAAGTGACCCGTATATGGCAGGGCAAGAAATATTATTTGAAGCCCGGCATGAGTCCGTGTGCTACACCGGGCAACTCGGATCACGGGTGGGGATTGGCTATAGACGTTGCGAACTGTTCAGTTAGTTCCCCAATTTGTAAATGGCTTTTGGGTGATGGTTTTGCTACTTGTGAGGCCCTGAAATACGGGTTTACTTGGGCAGTGTCAGACCCCAAGAACCCTAACTTTGAGCCGTGGCATCTTCAGTACGTTACGGGCGACACTTGGACCCAGGCGACACTTGACGCTATTAAGGTTTTCCCCAACCTTGTCGCCTAGTGACTTGACAACCGACCAGTAAGTCGGTAAACCTACTCCCGACCTCGGAAACCCGACTCAGGAGGAAATATGCAACCGTCACTGTTTGACGAATTAATTGTCCCGGCTGAACTGCTCAAGTATGAAGCGTTCAAAGAAGCGAACCCGTGGGTATTACCTAAGTTGACTCGAATGTGTGTCGACTTGCGGAACCGTGGGCATTGGCATTACGGCATCGCGGCCCTTGTGGAGGTGCTCCGCTATGACTATGCGCTCACTAACGATCCGTCTAGTGAGTTCAAGTTCAATAACAATTATCGGGCTTTCATGGCCCGCGAGATCATGCTTAACAATCCGTTACTGGACGGCTTTTTCAGTATTCGCAAATCCGTTGCGGACTTATCAGAGGACTACTAATGAACCTTAAACGATTCCTTCTTCTATCTTTTCTAACTTATGGGGCTTGCGCCTTGTGGGCGTTCACTGGCGTTCAGGGCTCATCAGAGACCCCTAGAATCGTCTCTACGCCCGTCACGGTCACGCTTGGGATGTTGACACCCGAACAACTGCAGGACCGCGCTGAGGAGTTATCCACGACCACGACTTCCACAAGCACGACAACCACGATCCCGCCGACAACTGTCGCGCCTGTCCCCGTAGACACCAAATGTCAAGAATGGTTCCCGACAGCGATATCGGTCGGCTGGCCCAACAATCCCGAGACACTGCAGAAGTTGGGTCGCCTGCTCTGGAAAGAGACGCGATGCCAAAATGTGTCTTACACCCACCCGATGTTTAACGGGCACGACCACGGTGTCGCCCAAATCAACCAAATACATCGCGCCTATGTTGAACAACTGTTTACGGGCCCAATGGAAGAATCCATGTCCGACCCGACCCTGAATCTGCGGTACGCGTACATCCTATATTCCGAACGCGAAGCCAAAGGTCAGTGCGGTTGGCAACCGTGGTCATTGTGCTAAACATCTACCGTCCCGACTGGCAACAATCAGCAGCTTGCCACGAACTACCCCTCGACTTGTTCTTCCCGTCCAGTGGCATGGAATCATCACGGAACATGAACGTCATCAAACCGTTCTGTGAAGCGTGCCCGGTACGCGTGGACTGTCTCGCCTACGCGCTTTCTCATCCTGATGAGCGTGGAATATGGGCGGGCACTACTGAGAACGATCGGCGCAAGATTCGTTCTAAGAACTACAACGAACGCCACGCCACACCCCTTGTGTATAGTGACGGAAAGTACCGACAGATAAAGGACCCGACATGAATGACGAACTGGCGGCGATGACCGCAGTTATTACTAAGGCTGAGATTGCGATGAAGTCTGCAACATGGCAGATTGAACGCCTCAGAGATGACGTAACGATGCTCAGGAAGGCGTTGTTTGAGTTGGCTTATGTCGCTGAAGAGAACAGTATCTACCTCTCGAATCTGACTAAAAGCACTCAAGATGTAATCGTGGCTATGCGTCTAGGCGGGTTCAAGTGAACTGCAACGCGTGCCATTTACCGCTCACTACTTTGGATGTCCGTTTACGGACAGAGTTACGCGGTATCTGTTTTGACTGTTCGGAAGAACTGAAGTTTCATGGGATGACGTTAGAAGAAATGACTCGGGTGGTCGCGATTGCGAAAGCAATTAGGGCCGACCAGAACGCCACGCCTGCACAGGCCCGACACTTAAAGGACATGGAATCATGAGCATTAACGATTACTTAATAGATTATGCGTTCAAAATAAAATGTTCAAAAGTTCCTAAAGAATTTCAAGTTTTTCGTTACGGTCCTGAATCTGCTTGGGTATCGGGTTTTGGTCAAACAATGATGGACATTGACGAGTTCTTTCGTATGTGGGAACTTAAAAAGAAAAGAGAAAAGTTGTGAGTTTTAACCCAGCCGATTACGCCGAAGTAGCAGAACGTTTACCACTGTTTTGGAAAGACTGTCCACGCGGACGGATCATCACCGAAATCGTTGTAGACGACGGCACTCGAATCGTGATGCGTGCCGAACTGTACGCCGACATAGGCGACACAGTCCCGACAACTACGGGATGGGCAGAAGAGATCCGTGGGTCGTCAATGGTTAATAAAACATCAGCCCTTGAAAATACAGAAACGAGTTGCGTGGGACGCGCGCTCGCCAACTACCAGTTCCAAGGCTCTAAAAAGCGTGCCTCACTGGAGGAAATGGTCAAGGTGTACCGTCAAGGCGAACAACCACAAACGACCACTAACGCCCCAGCTGCACCGCGCACCGCGTCCCTCGGATCGTCCAGCGAACCACCAACCCCGAAACAACTCGCACTCCTACGCTCCAAGAACTGGGAAGGCGACGCACCGTCAACTAAGCGGGAAGCATCCGAGATCATAGATCGGCTGATGAACGGTGGCTGAAGTATCTGAAGCAGAGTTTCAAAAAGCCGTTATAACATTGGCTAAATTGCATGGTTGGCGCGTCATGCACACTCAGCCCGCACAGATCCGACCGGGCAAATGGATCACACCGAACACTGGCAACCAAGGATTCCCCGACCTAGTGATGTCGCACCCATACCGCGGCACTTTGTTCTGCGAGCTCAAAACCAACAAGGGGATCGTCTCGGAGCTGCAGTGGGACTGGATCAACACACTCGAGGACTCAGGCGAAGAAGTCCACGTCTGGCGGCCTAAAGACTTAGAGAAGATATCAACCCGACTAGCAAGGAAACCCGATGAAAGTAAACTGCCGATTCACTAGACATCACGGTCTGTGGCACGTCCTAGTGACACCGCTTGATGAAGAAGGAAAACAAAACATAGAAAGACTTGAAGGAATCACCTATCTCATAATTAAAAAAGATGGTGAAAGTTCTGAGACTTTGCTTGGGCCTATGTGTTGCCGAACAGAGTTTCAAGCCCGTTACACAATATGGGCATCAAGAGAAGAAGAATCACCCATTGGCTATGAAGGTGATGGAAGATACTTTGATCGTTGCAGTGGTTTTGAAGATCCGAACTGGGAGAAGGTATGACAAACAATGATTGGCGAGAGCCCCTACACCCCCTCAAAATCGTAATAAGTGACTATGACGCGTATCGAATTCACCCGGTATTCGCAGTCCGATTCCTAGACCGCGAAATGGAATATTTGACTATCAACGGAATGTGCTTTACATGGAAAGACATCATGTACGCCCAATATTTCATAAACGGCGAATGGACGACTATCAAGTCAGTATCCCGATCAAAGGACGCTCCAACATTTGACACCTAGCCCGCGTCTAGTATCGGCTCGTCGGGTCAGTGGTTCGTGCTGACCCGACACCCCCTACAACTTGATCCAGCAGCTCATAAAGAGATGAGCAGTAGCCCTTGTGAGAATCTGAACCTCACTATGGGAACACTCGGCAACGAGGGTAGACGACTATGTCATGTAGTCGATCAGCGTTCAAACGTACATTGCGAATGGTTGTCCACCGAAAACAAATAGACAGGCTCCCATGGGCTACTAGCCCTGAATAGTGGGGGACACAAACCACCC